GAACACAGAATTAGGATAGAAAAAGCCACCTGCCCACGGTCTCGCCACGGCGACAAGGGATATAATTTCGAAACCCCCCGTCTAATCGCCGCCAGGAACGCCGCCAGGGGTGCCAGGTTCGAACATGGGGAGAGTGGGAAAGCAAAAAGAAGGAGTAGGCGGTAGAATGTCTAACTTTCACCGGAATAAACGCTGTAGGGCCATTCTGACGCAAAGCAGGGGCATTTTGAAAGGAAGTAGTATGGACAGAGTAAGCGAGTTATCCAATATCAGAAAGATGCTGGATGATGAGAACGAAGTTATCAGTGAACGGATACGAATCAAGTTAGACGATCAGAGTAATTTTATTTGCGAACGCCTACGTCAACTGGGATATACAGACAGCGATGAATCATGCGCCTGCGGTCTGGCGATAGCTGACAACTCCGCATTCAGCCGGGTACGGCAGACATGGCTGATCCCCTGTCAGCGTCACAAAGACAAGCTGGGACTCGCAACTAAAGTTCTTCTGTCAGACGGTATTGAGTTCAGGGGAATATCAGAGCTAACGCCTTAGTGGAACTTTGTAGACTCCCGCTGTTACACTCAGAGCGGATCGCTTGCATGGGGTAAGCGAATGTTCAGGGGAGTTAGACTTTGGCAATCAACGCAGGGGATCTTCAGCCGGGTACGACCGAATATACCATCTACCACGCTTTGCCAGCGTCTCTGAGGGATGCGTACCTCCACACTATCCCTAAACCGCCGAAGGTGAAGAACACACACCGGATCAAGCGGCTGGAGCAACAGGCACAGCTTGTCACTGAAGTCCTGACAGCACTGGAAGCCTACAAGCGGGAACTGTTCCGGCAAATCCAGGCTGTTAAGGATCGGCCATTCCAGGAGTTTGACCTTAAGCGGGCTTTGGTGTTCCCTGAAATCGAAGGGATTACCAAGATTAGACCGAAGCGATCCGGTTCCGCTGGTGGTGACACCGATGGTGGTGACACCGACTCCCTGTATAACGCTGACGGAACCCTCAGGCACCTTACCACCGCTGACACTGATACCAACACCGCTGAAACGCCGCGGCGACGCGGTAGGCCAGCGAAGCCCAAAGACACTTTCGCCGCAGACGCTCCAAAGCGCGGCAGAGGCAGACCGCCAAAGCAGAAGCCAGAATTGGACGTTATGACGACTTACACCATTAACAGCGAAGATATTTGATATGTAAAGATTCACCCCTGTTTCTTAACACGTCCGAATGATATGTTAAGCCGTTTAACCCCCGCTTCTGGATTCGTCCAAAAGTGGGGTTTTTTTGTCACTGGAGTGTTGATACCACTTTTGCTATTTGATTGCGCTATGGGGCAGGAAAGGGGCAAGAAATCGGCGGTAACATCGAATTAGATATGAGTGTAAAATCAGAGGCTAAAGCAAGAAATAATAAAGATTCAAAATCTCAGACCAGCCGTGCGATAAGGAAGGGGAAAAGAAGCCTTCGACTCGCAGCCGGTTTGACGCAACCGATTAACCCTGTTCTGGGTGATAAGGCAGAGCCAACGATCACTGAAGAGGGTGAACCGGTAGAAGTTAAAGCCCTGGTCCCTGTCACTTTCAGAAAAGTGCTGAACAGGGAACTGCGGGAAGAGAAGCAGAGGTTGTTCTTAGAACTGCGGTCCAACGGAGAACCAACCGGATCAGCAGCGCAGTTGATTGAAACCCCAATCGCCACTGTTTACCATTGGCGGGACGACTATCCAGAGTTTAAAGCCGCTTGGGACGCTGTAGAGCAGAAGGCTAACACTGCGCTCATAGACCGCTTAGAACAAGCTGCCTGGAAGCGGGCATTGGAAGGCTTCGATGATCCGGTCTATTACCGCGGTGAGTTAGTCGCTACGAATAAGCGATACAGCGACACCCTTTTAATCTTTATGCTCAAAGGCGCACATCCTCAGAAGTACAAAGAGCGAACAGAGGTAAGCGGGGACCAGACACAGCCGATCAAAATCAAACTTACCTGGGGCGACTCTGAAGGCGGGATAGAGACTGAGTGAGTCAGAAAAAAACACTTTCTTTCTGACAGAGTCGGTTAATAACTATTATGTTAAATTGACTTTGTGCTTAACTCCCCCTCTTCACACCGCTTAACCCCCAATTCCAGTACTAAACCCCACATTTTAGGAGAAACTTAGTTCAGCACTGAACTGTTATATGGATGTTTACGACGTATTTACAGGGGTAGTCACACCCTCTGACGGATGCGGTGAATCCGGCGGTGTGCAGTAGTGCAATCGGTTGAGATAACCCTTCCACCGCTTCACCCTGGGCAGGAACAGGTTATCAGTGATCCCACAAGGTTTCAGGTCTTATCCTGCGGAAGGCGCTGGGGGAAATCAAGGCTTGCCAGTGCAAGGCTAATCCACTCCTGCTTATCCGGTAAAAAGTCCTGGTGGGTAGCACCGACTTACAAGATTGCAAACGTAGGCTGGCAGATGATGACAAGGATCGCCAGTCAGATCCCGCTCCTGCGAATCAAAGAAGGGGATAAAACTATCTTTGGTCCTTCCGGCGGTTGGACCGGTATCCGCTCTGCCGATGATCCTAACTCTCTGCGTGGTGAGGGTTTGGATGATCTGGTAATGGACGAGGCTGCCTACATACAGGAGAAAGCCTGGACTGAGGTTCTACGTCCTGCCCTGTCAGACCGCAAGGGTAGGGCTATGTTCCTCTCCACCCCTAACGGCATAAATTGGTTCCACCGTCTCTTCCAGGCAGGACAAGATCCCCTAAATACAGAGTGGCAAAGTTACCACTTCCCTTCTCAGTCGAATCCATTCCTTGACCCTGAAGAAATCGAAGCGGCAAGAAAGCTACTGCCGGAGAGGGTGTTCCTTCAGGAATATTTAGCCCAATTCCTCAGTGACGGCGGTTCAGTCTTCCGACACATAGAGCGGTGTGTTAGCGATGATCTAATCCTTGCACCGCAATCAGGGCACCTGTACCTGATGGGTGTTGACTGGGGAAGGGCAGATGACTTTACCGTTATAACGGTGATAGACGCCAGCACCGATCCTAAGCGGGTAGTGTTTGTTGACCGGTTCAATCAAATCGATTGGAGCTTTCAGAGACAGCGCCTAACTTCTACCGCTAATCAGTGGAAAGTGTTATCTATCCTGGCTGAAGAAAACTCTATCGGCGGTCCCAATATAGAGGCTTTGCAGGCTGACGGTTTGAATATCACCGGATTTACCACAACAAATCAAAGTAAAAGGCAAATAATAGAAGGTTTATCCCTGTCTATTGAGCAAAACAAGATCCTTTATCCGAATGATCCGGTTTTGATTGGAGAACTTCAAGCGTATACGCTGGACAGGACTCCGTCAGGCAATATAGTTTACTCTGCACCGCCTGGGCTTCATGACGATATGGTTATGAGTTTAGCCCTGGCTAATCACGCTGTTCAGAATGTTCAGCCGGTAGTAGCACCACCGAACCTCTTTTATCACTAACCACAATACCCCTAAATGACGCTACAACGCCCACCACTGCACAAATAAATAAAAGTGGCACAAAGATACCACTAACGAATAATCCACTCACACAGGACCTTCACCGCAATCACCCCCAGCAGGTAAAATCGCATTACATTATGGCAACCAATTTAAGCACCATTGTTAAAAACATCTTCGGCAAGTTCGGAAGTTCTCAGTCACCTAATTTAATTTCCGATAGCGGTGCTGGAGGTGCCAGTTTTAACAGCATATTAGCTCCGTCTGGAAGCGGTTCAAACGATCCGACTATTGCGTCTTCAATGGTGAGGGCGTGGAATGCCTACTATGGGCATTTTACTAAACCGATTCAGAAGAGACCTGGGGGGCCAACCGATTACATTAATACGAATCTGTGCAGAGTCATCGTCGATAAGGGAGCATCCCTACTTTTTGGCGATGACGTAAAATTCGAACCGGATGAAACCCAGGAGGATGAAGCAGAGCAGTGGCTGGAGTCCGTCTGGGAAAACAGTTCGAAAATGACGCTACTAAATAAAGCAGCGGTGAGCGGCGGTATTGCCGGGCAAGTCTATTTCAAAATCAGCGTAAAGCCTGGGCAGAAGCCTAAGATTGTACTGCTTAACCCTTCAACCGTCAACATTGAAACAGCGCCGGATGATATATCCGACATTCTACGCTTCACCCTGGAGTATAAAACCCAGACCACCGCTGGCAAGCCCTGCCGCTTCCAACAGATTACCGAACTTCAGGATGATGGTAACTGGCTTATCACCGATCAGATCCAACCGGAAGGGCAGAAGGTTTGGACGGTAATCGATACGCTGATCTGGGATTATCCTTTCCCGCCTATAGTTACAAATCAGAACCTACCAGCACCGTTTGAAATCCTGGGCATCCCTGACTTAACACCGGATGTAATTGACTTAAACGAATCGCTTAATATGGCGTTTGCGTCTCTTGCAAAGATTATCCGGCTGCATGGTTTTCCTCATACCTACGTAACGGGTATTAACGCCAGCCAGATGGGACAGATTGACTGGAGTCCTGATCGCATTACCCCGCTGCCGGAAAACGCCAAAATGGCGAACCTGGAGATGCATTCAGACATAGCCAACGGCATCAAATTGATGCAGACCATTAAATCTGCCATTCATGAATTATCCCATGTTCCAGAAATCACCACCGACTCAACCGACAAGCTGGGGCAGCTTTCAGGGTTAGCTATCAAGCTAATGTTTCAGCCGCTCATTGAGCGCACTGTCTTAAAGCGAAAACTTTACGGTGAGGCACTGAAGGAATTAAACCGGCGTCTACTGATATTGGGCGGCTTTAATCCTACGGGTGAGGTGGTTGTTCATTGGGCGAGTCCTCTGCCGGAAGACT